ATGTTTAAAAATAAAATGGATAAATGTACACACATGTTGACTGCTTATATTAGCAGTTCGTATGATTATTGTAATTTTTTAGATACACAGTTAGATGATTTTATATTAGAGTACGGAGAAAATGTAGTAGAGTCTTGTTTACACCAAGTGATGGTATTGGTAAGTAAGTATAATTAGATAGACATTGATTTCTAGAGAACCCTTTTTAGTTTTATCTACTTTTAAATAATGATATGATAAAAAATTAATTAAAATAGATTTATAATATTCATAGTTTTATTTTTTCTTAAAATGCGATATAATAAAGATGTAAATTCGTATCAAAAACAAAAAAAGAAACTACAATCTATTAGCCTAGAGCGAAGTTTCAAATTCAAAATAATTTAAGTAATGATTTATTCATTGAAATCGTCTTGATTGCCGTCAGGACGATTTCTTAGTTTATGTAAAGATTCTTTTAATCTACTTATAGAATCTAATAATCTTGTTATAGACTTTACTATTGTTGTAATAGATTTTATTACAATAGTAATGTAATACGCTATAACAAGTATAAACATAAGTGTTTTCATATACTCACCCCCTTTCGTTCGAAGGTGATTTCCGAAAACTTTCGCCCTTAGATTGTAGCCTCTTGCAAGATATATTCTTGCATTTTAATTATAACATAATTTTACAATTATCAAATATCTATTCTCCATTTTTTTATTTATACAATATATTCTATATTGCAATAAAAAACATTGTTTTAAATATATATACATAGGTATATACTAAATATGTTAAACTTAATTATGGAAAATATAAAATGAAAGGAATAAAAATATGACTAAGACTATATTATGTGATTACTGTAATAAAGGAATAAATAAAGATGATAATAAGTATATTACTTTTCATAAGAAAAGTCATATGAAAACTAACATTTGTATTAATTGTGCATTAAATTTGATAGATAAAGATAAATTAAATGAAAATATTATAAATAATCAACATGGTTATTCAAAGAAATGAAAAAGCACTCTCCATAATGAAGAATGCTCTATATAATAATGTTTGACTTAGTAAAGATGTATTGGGGTTACATATTTACTTTTTTATTATATCATATAACTTTGTGTATGAAAAAGAATTTAAATCAATTTTAAGGTGTGTTGAGTAATGTTCTTGATAGTTTATATGTTGATGAATTTCAAAAAAATAAGCACTCTTATAAAAAGAGTACTTTTGGTATATATTCAAGCATTTATCTAATACAATTATAGCATGTATTATGTTTTAGTATGATAATTTTCGTTCGTTTTATTATTACAACTTCTACTATAGTTTTCATACTTTAACATCAACTAAATGAATTTAATTAAGATTACTAGTTAATCGTTTTTTGGTTCTTTCATATTCTGAAATCTAAAATTTTATTATTTGTTTATTGTTATTATTTAACACATGTTGGTATTTCAACGATTTATCTTATTGTTAATATTCTTATTGCTTCCAAAGTATATCTAATTATTTTTAAGATAATTTACTAATTTTTATTTTTTCAAACATACATTCGACAAAAAACAGTTTTTATATGGTATAATTATATTGTATAATACAAAAGGTTAATGAAAATAATTAATATTAAATGTACCAAAAAAAATAGTTTTTGATATAATGAATATTATAATAAATAATTATTTAAATAAAATATTATATAAGGATGTGATTTTATGGATTTCAAAATCAGAGAGCTAATTAATGATATAACCCAAGATATTATCCAAACATACAAAATCCAAATTCCAATAGTAAATATAAATCAAGTTGTTGATGCTTTAGGAGGCAAGGTAATAGAAGATAGTTCTTTAAGTGGATACTCTGATGGATTTATTAGAAAAGTTGATGATTCATTTGAAATAGTGGTATCTCCTTATCAACCAGATACCAGAAAGAATTTTACCATTGCTCATGAACTTGGACATTTATTTTTACACATGGGTTATGGCATTGATGATGAACTATGGAATAGTCAAGATGGAAATCAGTATTTTAGAAGTGGCAATACCAATAAGGAGTATCAATCCAATGAATTTGCAGCAGCCTTGTTGATGCCTAAACATGAATATAAAAGAATTATGGATGAAAACACAGTAGGTAATAAGGTCGACACTTCAAAAATTGCAGAATACTTTAATGTTTCCTCTTATGCAGCATCTAATAGAGGGAAATGGTTAGGATATTTACAATGGTAGATGATAAAGAATATAAAACTCAAAATGTAAATAATGTTCATAATTCAGCTAAAAACGAAAACGCTTTTAATCTTAAAAAGTATAAGGAAAAACTTCAAGAAAATATTAATACTGATATTTATGAAAAAGAAAAAGAACCTAATCATCCAGAAGTGATTTTGTTCTTTTCTTTTGATATAGCTAATTCATCATTATATAAAAATATAAATTATAGCGGATGGGCTAAGGTATTATCACATATAATTCGTAAGTTACAATATAGAGTTTATGAAAACCTTAAAGCACAACTTTGGAGAGTTCTTGGTGATGAGGTAATTTTCATTATCGTACTAAAAAATTATGATGAAATTTATAAATACATAGATATAATCTTTGATATTTTAACAAGCACTGCTAAAGATATAAAAAGTGGTAATATATTCTCTACACTAGAAGGATTTTCTGAATCTGAAAAATACTTAATGAAACTTCAAAATATTATTTCATTAAAAGGAGCGGCCTGGATTGCTATAGTATCAAGAAATCCTAATTTTAATGCTTTAGAAAATAATGAACAATATGAAAATATTTCTGCTATGTACGATTTATCCAATAATTATAAAATATTTGAGTTCTTAGGAAATGATATTGATGCTGGTTTCAGAATATCAAAGCAAACATGCCCAGAAAGACTTGTTCTTAGTTTTGAACTAGCTTATATATTATCAAGAAAAACTGATATTTTATCTAAATTACATATAATTACATATAAAAAATTAAAGGGTATCTGGAAAGATAAACTATACCCTATCATTTGGTATCATAATAAAGGAAAAAATAATGATATAGAATTTGATGATAGTTTTTCTTTTGATGAAATAGAAGAAAATGAATTGGTTCGAGAATATTTTTTTAATAAAAAAGGAGAAAGTAAATTACTAATTGATTCTTTTATGTTTAATTCTGTAGACAAGGCTTTGGATAAAATACTTATAGACAGAAACCTTAGTGATAAGATTGAAAAAATAGGTGACGTAATTTCTAAAACAAACCCCAGTTATGATAAAAATACAATAGATAAAGACTATATAAAAGTAGATTTAATGGAATTACACTGTGTTGCGGTTTGTTATAATAAATCAACTTCAAAAATATTAATTGCGAAAAGAAGTGATAATAGAAATAATAATGCGAGTAAATGGGAATTTGGTTGTGCTAAGGCAAGTCTAGAAACTTCAATTATAAATACTATTAAAGATGAATATGAAAAAGATTTTAATATAAACATTGAACCTATTACTGATTGCACAAGAAAAGATGATTGCCAACCTATACCTCTAGCAATTTATCAAGTTAAAAAAAGTGATGGTTTACACAAAGGCATTATAACTCTCGCAGAAATAATAAATGATTATGATATTTCTAAATTTGAACCCACATCAAAACATAATGAACTTGCATGGATAGGAGAGGATGAACTTGAAGATTTTAATGAAAACACAGTACCTGATTTTAAAGAAACTTTAAAACTAGCATTTAAAAAATTAAATGAAAATCAATTACAAGAATCTACAAATATGTAAATAGTATTCTTCTATGATTTGATTCTATCTTCATAGAGGAATACTAACCAAATAAAACATTTTCTAAATAGCATTAAAAACTACTACAAGTATATATATAAACAATATAATACCACCTAAAATAAAAGCTTCTACTGACTTTTTTACATTATACATTTTCTTATCACAGATTAAAGATAATTCTTTTATTTGAACAAGTGCATCATTAATCAAGTTTTCTTCGTCTTTAAATGCATTTTCAAATGCTTCTTTGTACTGTTCATTATTTAAAGATGCTATCTCTTTATAATAAAAAATAGATTTATATTCATTTTCTATTTTAGAATTCCTTGGCTTTAAAACCATAATCGAAAAATAAATTGAAATAACAAATATACATAATATAACAATGTAAAATAGCATCTCTAAACATCTGATATTACTTATACTTAAGTGATTCATTATTTTTTCCTTCCCTGAAAATAAAAAACCTATAATTGCACTATTTAATAATAGTAAAAAACTAGCTTTATTATCTGATTTTTCAATATAGTAATCAATTCTATTTACTATAAACTTCGCTATGTCTATTTTTTTATCCATGATTTTACTACCTCATTTCATTAAATTTTATATTGATTCAAAATTTTATTTTCTACTTATTATCATTGAATAAATTATTATTTGGAAATAATCTTATTGAAATAATAAAAATATGTGAAAGAAAGTAATAACTAACTATAATTACTACTTCCTAACTTAAACATTCTATCTCTTCCAATTAAAAGTAAGATATCGTCCTCTATAAGTTTCATATTCTCTTATAATATCCAATATTTCCTCCCTAGAAGTTGCAATTAAACTTCTATCAAATAGTTCAATCATTCTATTGCTATCATTATCAGAAACATTACAAGACTCTAATATCTCATTATTAAATATTGCAATAGCATACCCAGTACCTATTTTTATCTCATTTAATTCATGTAAATTATTTGCTGCTCTAAAGATATCAGCTTCAGCCAATCCACCTAAATCTTCGCTTCTATTAATCAAGTTATTAAGTTTAATACTAAAAGCTGCTCTTACAAATCTCTCATAAACCAATGCATCCATACATAAATCCTCCATTATCACAATAATATATTTACATTATATTACAATAATAGAGTTATCACAACAAACAACCACTTCTAGTTGATAACTTTTATCTATCTATTAATAAAATCCAATGCTTTATAAAGTGTATCAAATCTATCATTACCTTTTATCATAATAAATTTTTCTTTAGTAATAGAACTTATCTTTTCACATGCGCCACCTCCTACAACATATAAATTTTCCGTCTGACCTGGTACGTAATCTTTTATATCACAAACTAAAACTTTGCTTGGACTATAGCCCCAACTAAGCACATTCGCAAGTATCTTATCAACTTCTCCATCATAAACAATTGTATGTTTGTACATCTGTTTAACTCCCTCATTATTTATATTTTTATTTAATATACCTTCTGCTATTAATTTAGCAACTATGTCTTTATGTCTGATATAATAATCTGTATCTGCTTTGCTATCTACGAAGCACACTTCTATTAATATTGCTGGAGCTTTTGTATGACTAAGCCAGTAAAGACCTCTTACATCCGATTTTGCACCTCTGTTTTTGAATACAGTTGCTAATTTAGTATTTACCCTATCTGCATACACTTTGCCATTATTAGTTTTGTAAATTGTCTCTGTACCCATTTTGTTCAAGGTTGTATGGTCTGCATTAAAATGTATTTGTATGGCCACATCTACATTTTGCCTATTGGCTATTTGACATTGTTCTGCTAAATAGTTATTGGACTTATCTACCTTTCCAGTATATACAGTAGCTCCACCTTGTTTCAACCATTTTACTATTAAATCAGTTAGTATTCTATTTTCTTTTCCTTCATCTATATACCCAGTTGCTCCTGTTCCTTTTCCACTTAAAGTGTGTCCTGGTACTATTGCTATTTTCATTATTTATTTTCCTCCTTTAGTTGTTTGTAAGTTTGATTTATACCTATTGATATACCCCAACAAATTACACCTTGCAGTACTGCGTTAGGACTAAACCCTAGCATCCAAATAGAAAATCCGATTCCCAACACAAGTAATATAATTGGAATGTATTTATTGTCTAATTGTTTATATTTTTTGCAACCTTTACCTATAATAGAGAGAGCAGCTACTAAAATTAGCAACTGCTCGGGTATAAAACTTATTAAATTATCCATCTTTTATTTTCCTCCTAATTTAAAATATTCCTTTTTGTATTGCAAATATAAAGAATCCTATCAGTGTTGTAATCATAGTTCCAATTAGCCACTTTAACATGCTGGTAAGGGAATTTAAATTCTCACATAGTGCTTTTAACTCTGCTTTAGACTCTATATTTGCTATCTTTAATTCGTCTATTTCATCATTGTGTCTGTTTATCATTATTTCATTTCGTTTTATTTTTTCTTTTATAACTTCTTCGTTCATGTAAGCCTCCTAATTTTTGATATTAAAAAAGAACCTATTTTGCAGGTTCTGCTCCTTCTACCACTCCACTATGCTCTATAATGTAGTTTTCAACTGCCATCCTGTACTCTGTGTTAGTAACATCATCAAGTTCAAATACTCTATTTTTTAGAGGATTTAATCCCTTATTTAATATTCTCTCTGCTAATATTCTTACTACAACATTATTTATATTCAT